GGATTGCCCATATAATGCACATTTCCCGCCTGTTGACGACAATGGAAGTGACCTGTGAATACATAATCCTGATTCTTAAACATGCCACGCTTCAGTCCACCGTGGTCCGGCATCTCTATCATTGCGTTCAATCGAAAACCAGGAATCTCAAAGTGGCCAAATATATATTTTTCCTTTAGCTTTGTGATTTTCTTATATTCGTCATCAACCAGCCAAGGCACAATCGCCACATCGCCGTCTATCAACGGCTCATCTACCATCACAATGTTATCAAATAACTTAGCCATAGGTATGGAATTAATCTCACGCTTCTCGCGATAAAATAAGTCATGATTACCTGTAATGAAATAAACTTTTTCAAATGCATCACTCAACATCTTCAACGCACTCACTGTATAATTTAAAGTGGATACGTTAACCCCTGCTCTGTGATGGTGCCAATCACCAAGGAATATACACGTTTCTGCACCTTGCTCCTGCGCCTGGACAATAAACCATTTTACAAACTCTTCACAATCGTTATTATGTGTTCGCGAATTGTTTTTCAAACCTAGGTGAATATCTGAGAAACAGGCCACCTTTTTAAATAAAGCCATTCAAAATCCCTTTTAGTTTAGATTGTTTTCTGCTTCTTCTCTTGCTTTACGAGCTTCTTCTTCATACTTCAACTGTCTTGTAAATGACGGCATCTGCCCAAAGGACTCAAGTAAGTTGTCTCGTAAGTTTTGATTGTTCTTCTCAGTGTTTAGCACTCTTGTAAAACTGTTCGTTAATACTGCGGTGAAATATGCAAAAGGATTATTCGAACGTGATACTTCAAATTGCAAGCCCATGTGCGACAACTGTAGCAAAGCCTGTCCCCTCATTTCGTCAATATAAGTGTAACCACGCCAGTTTGATCTTTCTGAATATCGATTCACCAAAAGCATAAACATCTTGGCCAATGTATTGGTGATCTGGCCTGCCATCATATTAAATTCACCATCCTTCCAGTGCGATTTCCCTGCTTCGATGATCTCACCCTCCCGAATAATAAAATGACGATACGGTATAAAATTTAATTTGATGTGCCTATCGGCGACAGTTTTGTGTGTTTTCTTCCGCTCCAACATTTCCGGAATGTGAGCAAAAGTCAATACACGAAATACTAGGTCAGTGTCTAAAATACTCATTGGATCCACTGCATAATCAGCGGCTTTGAATTTCTTCTCCGGTTCTGCTTTCTGTGCTGCGGTATGTGCTGCAACCTGTATACGCTTCGCCTGAGCCGTTTTCGCCTCATCTACCACTTCCGCAGAAGTAAATAATTCTAGTAATTCAGCGTCCGTCTTAATGTCATAATCACCTTCCACAATTTCTGCGGTGTTGGTAATTCGATTATCAATAATGTAATCAGGTACTTCGTATTTGCTGTCGATGTATTCGCTAAATGATGTCTTGCTGTGATGAATTTCTTTTAACATGTCCTTGTTATTAAGATAATTCACTTTCTTTGGTTTTGTTATAGCCATAATAGTCCTTTATTGGTTACTCCTAATCATCCATAATTAGTAGCGTTATGTATATATTATACACGTATTTATCATATCTGTCAACCGATAAAGCATCTGTTAATCATAAAGATAAATACAAAAAAGGAGAATAACATGGGATATAAGTCGGTACCACGACATACAAGAGGCGGGTGGATTAAACATACAAGAGTTAAGACTGCAGACACCACCGACGATAGAATCGCCGAAGAAAAAGTAACTAGAGTTAAACGGGACACCTCTTCAGCCGACAGATATGCAGCCGAACAAGAAGCATTAGAAGCTAGTGACGGCAGAGCAAGTTTAAAACCTAAACCAGAGTGGAAGTCGGGCGATCCAACATGGGAAAGATTATTGGCAGGACCGATAATGGCACCATTACTATATTCTGGACGAGGATTGATATTTCAATATGCCCCACAGCTAACATTAGCACCCACTGCAAATTGGACACCCCAATCCTTTACACATTCTAATTACGAAGCAAATGCATGGGAGAGTAGTTCGGTTCCTGAGATAATGCTGACGGCGGAATTTACGGCGGAATCAGATAAAGAAGCAAAATATATGTTAGCAGTTATCCATTTCCTTAAGAGTGTTACTAAAGGCGGATTTGGACAATTTGATCCAGATCGCGGCGTTCCACCGGCAGTTTATAGATTTAATTATTTAGGTGATTATCAATTTAAAAATGTTCCAGTTATTATTACTAGTTCTGTGTTAACTTATGACAACACAATAGATTATATTCCAATATCAGTTGAAGGAAAACCAACATATGTTCCGACAATGATGACAATAAATATCAATTTAAGACCACAATACAATCCTTCGAAATTAAGAGATAAATTTAAACTTTCTGATTTTAGAGAAGGAAAATATTTAGGCGGCAACGAGGGCTTATTATAATGGCAGACTTTCACGACCCTACAAGTATTTATAAAAATACAAAAGTAAAAGATTTTTACTTAGATCTGTGGAATGCAGATGATTTAGATTTTCCTAAAAGCAGCGATGATGTAGAATATATAATCCCAGCAGAATACAATCACCGCCCAGATTTATTAGCAAACGAAATATATGGAACTATATCTTACTGGTGGGTTTTTCCATTACGAAATAAAGATATATTAGTGGATCCGATTAATGATTTTGTGACAGGATTAACAATATGGATCCCATCACAAAACAATATTGAGGCAGGATACTAATGGCTTTAAATATTGCAACAAACGAATTAGATAAATTTGATAATTCTACATATCACTTTAGATTATTTGCAGGCTCCCAGGGTGGAAAAATAACATTACCTCCAACACCAGGTACTCCCGGAAGTATCGGCAAGACAAAATTTGCACACGAAATACCAGATAATGTCGGCTTCGGCGATTATTCGTCAACCCCTGTATTATTAGCAGAAAGCGGTGCAACAAGAGTTTCAATCGACGATGTAGAAATAACAATATTACCAGTCACCTCATCAAAAAACAAAACAGGAGTTGCAACAAATATTGAATTTACTATTTCAGAAGCCAATTCCGCCACGTTTTTAGATGACATGTATAATGCTTGTATTGCACTTGGAGTAGGATCTTTCGTAAAAGCCGCTTACTATTTAGAATTAACTTTCAAAGGCCGCACCGTAGATGAATCAGAACCATACCACCATCCAGATCGTTGGATTTGGCCGATTGCTATTAGAACATTAGACTCTAGCATCGACAAAAACGGCGCCATATACAGTATCCAGGCAATAGAATATAACAATTATTCATATGATTCTTACGCTGGATATTTGCAAAGCCCATGGAAAAATGATAAAAGCAACCGCAAAGATGGAAAGAAAGGTTTTAAGTCAGCAGAACAAGTATTTAAGGCATTGGCTTCACATCTAAATTATACGAGCAATTCAAATAATAGATATGCAATATGGGTGCATCAGGATTTAATTGATAAAATGAAGTATGCAGGCGAAGGTGATGCAAGAATATCATTAATTAATAATGTATTTTCCTACACCACTACCGAACTCGGGGAACAAGACCATCAGTTTGATAAGGATACATCTGTGCATAGCATAATTGACAACATAATGTCATTGACTAGTATTATAAAAGATCAAGAAAAAGATCCGAAACCCCATTATGATTTTTATAAAGTTATTACAAAATCTTGTCCAATCGACAGCGATCACTCAATGGATATGGAATTTAAGACTTTCTCCAAAGAAAAAGAGACCGAATCATTTAATGAACAATTCAAAACCGACGTAGCAATGAATCCTGATACAAACGATTATTCTAAATGTATTGTATATTATGTTGTGCCATATGTGCAATCATCGGTGCTAAAAAACCCAATCGAAGCAGATAGTAAAGCGGCTCTTAAAGCGATTTCAAATACAATTGTAAAACGATATGATTATCTTTTCACAGGATTAAACGACCAGGTCCATGGATTTGATATAAACTTTAAATTTAATTTTTATACACAATTCGAAAAAGGCGGAAACAAAAATAGCAACGAAACTAGCAATTATAAAATAGATGGTTATCAATTTGGAAGTTACACAAGCGACGGAATGGGTGGTGATGGAGGAGGCAATAAACAATATTTTAATCCAGATAACTCATCACCGACAACGAATTTCTTATCCCCTTTAAAAGAAAAAACCCAAGATGACAAATCCTTTAAACTTACCGGCGATCACGACGGCAATAGATCATATTTTAATAGTGTGTTATCTACTGCAAAGACAAAAGGCAATGCATTAGGTGATCTGATTAACATGGAACTATCAATCAAAGGCGATCCGTATTGGTTAGGACACAGACACGATAATAATGCTGTATATAACCAGATGGTATTACAAGACAGAACCCCCGGTGCAACAACACATCCGAATTATTCCGGCTCTCAACCAGCAATAATATTTCAGGCATTACCCCCAGCAGAATACGACGAAGATACCGGATTAGTTGGGTCGGCAGCAAGACGATCGTCAGTTAACAATAACGAAGGTAATAGTTTAATCAATGGTGTGTGTTTTGTAAGACAAGTTGAAAATTCATTTTCACAAGGCATATTTAAACAAAATATAGTTTGTTATAGAGCTACTCATATCGGCGGCAATGATGTGAGTGATTTAATAAATAAGAGCAAAGGAAACTAATATGATTAACGGAACCAGCTTAGCCATCGGAGTAGTTAAACGAACCGACGACAGTAGTGGCATCGGCAGAATGCTTGTGTGGATTAGAGACACAGGAACCGATTCAGACGAAAACAATCCTGCTAATTGGTTAATGATATCGCATATATCACCGTTTGCAGGAGCAACCCCCGGCGAAAATAATTATAACATGAAGGATTACGAATCGTCACAAACATCATATGGGTTTTGGATGACACCACCCGATGTAGGCAACGAAGTACTAATAGGATTCATCGACGATAGAATACCCGATAATCGGTTTGATCAGGAACAGAATAAAAGCAAAGGATTTTGCTTAGGATGTATACCACACTCTTTTGCAAACAGAATGATGCCTGGAATTGCTGCAGGGGCAGCATACGACGACCGAGGCAAAAAAATACAAATCCCAGTCCCCCAAGCGGAATATAATAAATTATTTAATGACACACCAAGACCTGTCAATGATGAAAACGATCACGAACAAGAACGACCATATGCTAAATATCACGCCGAAGGATTAGTAACTCAAGGATTAATCGAAGATGACATTCGCGGTACAACAACAGCATCCGCAAGAAGAAGCGCACCTTCCAACGCATATGGGATCACCACACCCGGGCCAACCCTGAAAAAAATCAATAATAAAAACTATACCAAAGATAACAAAGACCGCCACGATGAATTTAAAGTAATAAGACGTAAAGGCGGATCATCGTTCGTGATGGATGATGAAGAAGGCCACGAAAGCGTCCGTATAAGAACCCGAAGTGGCGCTCAGATGCTTCTAGACGAAACCGAAGGCCTGGTTTATTTTATTAATCGAGATGGCACAGCGTGGATGGAAATGGATGCTGATGGCCACGTAGATATATTTGCAGCAAAAAGTATTACAATGCGAGCAGAAGAAGATTTTAATATAAGAGCAGATCGTAATATAACAATGGAAGCTGGCAAAAACATTTACATGAAAGCAGCCAAAGATTTTGCAGGCGACCCAGGAGATAATCCGATGGCCGAAGGTGATGGTGGTGGTGGCGATATCTATTT